TACTCGCCCTCTCTGTGACCTTTCGAGTCTTCACGAGCGATTCGGTTTGACTCAAGAAATGCTTTAGAAATGTGCTGAGAGTTGACGATGTTAATGTTTTTATCGTCGCCATCGTTCAGCGCAGTGTTAATAATGTCATACATAAAACAGTCTCCTTTGCAAAGAAAAAGACGCCTAGCCCCGCTGCGGAAGGAGACAACCGCTTAAGGACTAGACGTCAATTTCAGTCTCTAACTAGGTCAAATTAAGACAGACCTGTGATCATTCCTGAGTCGCCAAAGTTAGAATGCTTAACAGACACTTCCCCGACCACAAAATGCTTATCGCTGTCGCCGGTGGCGCCCATTAGCGTCCTGGTGAACGGACGAAGAACACATTGCTTAAACATCGATGGATCGATCAAGTACGCATGAGTGCTTAAATTACTGCGATTGATTATGCAGCGCACAGTGTTGAACGGCGTCACGAGTACATCTATCGAGTTAGTCAGAGTAGTCTTGTCAACCAAGTCACGTTGACGTCCAGTTGCAGTAGCAAACCCAGCAATAATGGTGGCGTCTTGTGGCTTGATCATCAGAACATTAGGCTCTGAACCATTGATGTACAGCGTTTGGCTTAAAGTAAGCAGCTTGGCTTCAGTAAGCGGATCTGTAGCTGATCCTCCAGCATCCAAAGTCGTAGAGATCTGCTGAGATACTGACGCCATTTTGCGCGCAGCACTTGCCGTTCCTGTGACCGCAGCCTGGTCAACACCGATCATTGACTTTTCTACGTCGAGCTTAAGAGCCTTTAGAGTACGAGACAGTTGAAGTGCAGTTTCCTTCGCTCTACCGTGAGTCTTAACGACATCGACAGTCTTGGAAACTTGGAATGCTTCACCAATGATCTGAGTCGTGTTCGACCGTGCAACGACAGGTGCCATAGTAATTGCACTGGCGTCCGCGCCTTCTACAAGCGCCGTTTGCGCCGAACTTCTGATTGAGTCTTCGAGCCATTCAAATGTACGAGCATGGATCTTCTCGCTTTTGATCATCGACTGAAAAGGTGTGGCAGTAGGGCTAATGGAAGTCAAAATGTTGCTGACGTCTTCAGCCATGCCCACTGATTGATAAGTTTGAAATGTTGCCATAATAAAATTCCTGTTAAACGTATGTTTAGTTTTCCCAGCCGGCAGCTATCAAGTCCGCGATTGCGTCCAAGTCATTCCCAGCGGCAGCCATCTGATCAGCCGTGGCCTTTTTCTTTGCGACAGTTTTGTCGGCAGAAGTAGGCGGGGCTTTTCGAGAGCGCAATACTCGCGTGGGGTTTTTTGACTTTTTCGTCGTAGCGACTTTCTTTCCTTGATCATAGAGGCGCGCTTTGTTGAGCAACATAATAATATTTGGGTCAACGACACTGTTGACTTGCTCTTCGGGCAGTCCTGTTTGAATCGCATATTGTCTGATGTCGTTATAAAGCGAGTCAGACCATTTGGGTAAATGCTCTTGCAACGTCTTCACACATTCTTTCGCGGCAATCTTCTGCGCTTCCTGGTGCTGGGTTTGCAATTGACCATAAAATTGGTCGGATTCTTCTTTCAAAAATTTTAAGTCGGTTTCTGCATCAGCGGCTTCTTTACGCAATTGTGCGAATTCGGAGGCGTCCATCTGCCTGGAGGCAACAAGCATATCTACCTCGCTGTATGGCTTAAATCGCTCCTGTGCCCTTTCGAGCATTCGCTGCATTTGCGCCGAGGCGCGCTGTACATTCTCATCGGCTTGTTTACGCTGGCTGGCGAGTTGTTGAGACTTCTGCGTCAATGATGCTTCTTGACCGTACAACCGTTTCAGATCCTTAATCGATGCCTTCTTAGTTTCACCATCGACTACCAATTCAACCAAAGTATCATCGTCTAATAGCTCGATCTCTTCTTCGGTTTCTTGGTTAGCGTCTTCGGAGGACTTTTCGGGGTCTTCTTCGGATTCTTCTTCGGCTTCTTGATCGTTGTCATCATCATCATAATCCTCAGTAGTTTCTTCACTGGTCTCTTCAGTAAAGTCTTCTGTTGCGTTGGTCTCAACTTCAGATGGCTCTTGCGGAGCGTCTGTCCATTGGGCGACAAATGCGTCGGCAGCCTCTTCAATCTCTAGGGCGCCTTGGGAAGGTGTATCATTTAAGACGTCATCTTGCGACATAGTCTAAACCTCAATTTTCGTTTCGTTTTTAGCGTGAATCTCGTTGCGAACAGACACGCTGGATTTAAGTGTGCTTACGATATCCACGACGGCTCTATAGTGTCTGTACGCTTGATCACGAGCCTCCGAGTTATCAGGCTCACTGTTTAAAAAAGTCTGGACACTCTGGTCAGCTAGAGTATTTACAGTCCGATTGAAGGCGGGGGCTTGCAAAAGTTCTTCTGCGTCGTTGCCCTCCTCAATTAGTTGCGTTTCATCCACGTTCGTCTCCTTTGGGTGCTACTAAAAATTAGCCATTTGGCGATGCAATGGCCGTGATTTCGTCAGCCTGTTGAGCGAGTATTAGCTCTGCGCTGTCGATAATTTTCTTGTGTCTGAGTTGAGCCTCTTTTAGATCTACATTGTCGCTGGCAATTGCAAAGTCGTTCTCGGCCTTAAGCTGGTCAAGTTCTACTTTCATCTTCGACACCTGGGCTTCAATCTCTACCTTCATCTCCGCAATCGCTGTCTGGCGCTCAGTCACTTCGATTTGCTTCTTCAACATCTCAAGCTGCAACTCTTGGCCTGGATCAGGTTGCTTGGGCGGTAAGCTTTGCGGGTCTGTCAAATATTCACTCACGTTCTTAATGCCGGTCATGTCGAGTACTTTGGAAGCCATCGCATACACATTCTGCGGCTGATACATCTCTTGTAGATTTGGGTCTGCACTGAATAACTGATGCATCGCAAGATACTTCTGCGACTCACGTTCTTTGTCGCCGTAGCCGAGGTGCAGCGAGATACTCACATCACGACGATCTGCCCACTTGCTAGGACTCATCTCGACGTACTCTCCCGCCAACTCAACCATCTTGTCGTCAGCCTCATTTTCAATAATTAGTTGATAAACCATTTGATACAGCGGCTTGATGAATTGACTGGCGAAATTGCGCGCTATGATTTTCTGACGCTGCTGACTCATCGTCGCTAACTGTTCCATCATTGCCGCTGAGTTCTGTTTACTCACTGCGTCTTTATTTGTGCCCTGGCTGATGCGACTGACGCCGCTAGTGTCCTCTAGTTGCTCGTCAAGAAGTTTGATCGTCTGGAATATAAACGGGTTGAGCGGAGCTTGAATCATTGGTGATATTGCGTCAGGACGAGTAGTGTTAATGATGCCGCCGACGCGGTTGTCCAATAGCTCCCGAGGGTTTGTCAAAGAACCTTTCGTCACGATATAGCGCGGGTTATTCGTCAGGATCGCGTGGTCCAAAATAGAACGTGTCAGCACTGTTCTGGCGTTCTGAGTAGGCACTACTTTTTGACCGAAATTGTTGCCGAAAAAAGCGTGAGGGATCGGGAGCGGCGCAAAGGAGATTATGGGTATTCTGGATACTTGTGACTTCTCAAGAAGCACATTGCCAGCTTTTATCACCTTCCATAGATTCGCCACTCCCGACCCGTCAACGTCCAGGTAAGCGTACATCTCGTACACTTGAATAGTCCGTATCTGATCTTGAGCGCCATAGCTGCTGAAACCTCGGCTACTTGAGATCTCTTCATGCCGCGCCAGGACTTCTGGATCGGTTTCAAAATCAACGTCCTGGTGCTCACCAATTTTCTCAATCTTGTCCTCGTCGTAGCCCTCATCGCGTAGCTCACTAATAGTTTTTAGTGTTCGATGAGCAACAAAAGACACGCTATCTAGACTTTTGGCCATGGGTTCAATTAAGAATTCTTCTGGAGCGATAGGCTCGATGACGACTTGGCTTGTATCTCGATAGACGCAGATCGTGCCGGAGATGAGACCAAAGTCATTAGTCTCTTCGTCTTTGATCTCAATCATGTCTTGAGCAAGTAAAGCGTCTAATTCGTCCGTTGTTAAATCTTCAAAATACTCTTCGTGAAAATCTTCTCGCTCGTCCCAGTAGACTTTGGCTACTCCAACTCGTGCAATGAGTCCATCGTGGATCACACTCTGCATCACGCTGAATAAATCGTTTTGTCGGTGACAAACAAAGTCGGTGTACGCGGTGCATATCTTTGCTTGCTGGACGTCGTCCGCGTTCTGCGGAGCAAATTTAACGGTGCCCTCGCCCACGCCAAATACTTCTAAAAGGCTGGCTTTCATGGACTCAACGGTGTCGTAGACGTCAAGGCTTACATACTTTGAATTGCCGTCATGCTGCGGCTTGGGAAGAGCGCCCGAATAGTATTCCATTACTTGCTGTCTTTCGCGGCTAATCTCGCTGTCATAATATCCGACGCTTCTGCGGATGCAGTCGTCAAGCATGGTGACAATGTTGTCATCGTCGAGCGGCTTGTAGTCTTTCAAAGTCATATCACACCATCTCTAAATAATAGTCATTCGTTGATTCAATCGGTTCCCAAGCGCCTTCGTGCACATGATTTGCTAGTGCGAGAGACATCACGGTATCGTCATAGCAACCAGCGTCGGCTTGCATTGCGCCAGACTCGGTAACTATGTAAGACAACATTTCACGCAGAGTCACTTTGTCATTAATCTCAATGTCACTCTCACGGACCACTGCGCGCAACTCGTCAATAATTAGCGGCTTGGTCTTTTGCGTTGTCGTAAAACCAAGCTTGATGCTTTCGCGATCTGTCAGCTTGTCAATTTGTACGTCGGTATAAAAGTTAGGATAGTGCATATCTTTTCCAAGCCTCGTACACGTAAGAATTCCGTGGCTATTGTTCTCGACGCAAATAAAGGCAGTGTTGTAATACTCGCCCAGGTGATACAGGACCGTTGCGAAATGGTCTGGATGTACATGGCCCCGCCACGTAGCGACTTGCCTCTTCTTGCTATCCAGAACCTGTGCAACGCTGTAGTCGCCGTTTCTAACACCCATAGCTACATCCGCGCCTATAACATATGTCTCGCCTTCCTGGTGGCGTCGGTACGTGGTTAGTTCGCCGCGAGGATTGTTAAGCCACTCAGTACCTTCTAAAGCCATCCGCTCGTTGACGTCTTGAGAATCTTTGAGCATCTTTTGAATCTGTTCGGGGTTGAAAACCGGACGGCCAGTTGTTAGAAATGCGTTGTCTGGAATAGCGGGGTACTCTTGGTTCCACAGATCAATACCGTTCTGCGCGATCTTTCTGCGACGGAACATGAGTTGCTCATTGTCCAGGTCAAATTCATCGCTCAAATCATTCTCTTCGGGGGTAAGCTCAAAATTCTCAGGCACGGGTTCTCGGTAACTTTCGTCGGTGAACCAGGGTATAAATACAGGTACAAAACCGTTTTTACCCTCCACCGCACCGCGCCACAAGTCATAGAAAATGCCGCGCATACCGTTTGCCGTGCTTTCGACAAAAATTGCGCTCCCTGGCACATTTGGTACAGCTTGGGTAAGTGCATTCCAATTATCTAGAGCCGTGCTTTTCTGCCAAAACGCGAGTTCAGATGCGTGTACATGAGTTAGCGTTTCGCCGCGACCGATACTCTCGCCGCCAGCAGTTGACACCACAAAACTAGAATCCAGAACATCGAAGTTCATCTCTCTCCGCGACGAATACTTAGTGTGCGGCTTGAGTATCAAAGGGCAGTGCTCGTGAAATCTTTTGGTCATGTCGAACAGGGCGCGAGTTGAATCGGCGTGATGCGTGACGACCATCGCTTTTGAAGCTTTCCGCTGACTCACCGACCAATACAAGTGGCCGCCGACAAAAGTCGATAGACCTTGCTGCCTAGCTTTTAGAATGATGATGCGAACTTTGCCCTCGGCTTTCATTTGCGATTCGACAGCGTCGTTGAGGATGGTCTGAGCCGCGTTCAATTTAAGCGGGGCAATCTCGCCAGATTTCGTTCTTATTTTTAATGCAGACTTGCTGTATAGCGGGAACTCAGTTTTCAGACGCCTCCGAATCTTCTTCATTTGGGGGTTCAATGGGTGTCTCCTCATCTTGCATAACTTGTGCTAAAAAGTCTTCTGCTGCGCTAAGAGTGACATCTGATTTGGACACAGGTTTTGACTTAGTAAAATCAAGGACCAACCGAGCCGCAGCTAGTTTTTCTCGCGCCTGTCCGTCAA